TGTCAGCGCGGACACGCTTGAAATGCTGGTGCATGGCGATGGGCGCGGGAGGGTGGCCCCGAATGTTTTGCGGAAGGCGCTCGAACACGCTTTTGCAAGCATTGCTGACACCCCCACCCACCGAAAGGGAGAGTAGCATGATCCTGGATGACGAGGCTTTGGTGGAGCATGTGGCTCGGGCGATTGCCATGGTCGACGGCGACACCGACTGGAAATATTATCGGCCAGAAGCGCTTGCCGCCATCGAGGCCGTGCGGGTGCATATGTGGGATGATGGGCGTTGACCAGGTGGCGGTGGTTTAATCAGGGGCTGTTTTACGGCCTTGGTCGCAACTTGGCGAACGCAATTACGCGTGCTATATTCCGGTAATGGCCACGCAATTAAATAACATCGGAAATGGCAAGCCGGGTCCAGGCCGGCCCAAGGGCGCTGTCAACAAGACTACGGCGCTGTTAAAGGACGCCATCCTGCAAGCTGCTAGCAAAGCTGGCGGAGATGATGGACTTGTAGGATATCTTGAAGACCAAGCAATGAAGAACCCCGGCCCGTTTATGGCACTACTTGGCAAAGTTCTTCCCATGCAGGTCACTGGCGAAGATGGCGATGCTATCAAGATTCAGATGCTACCTGTTGGTAACTTGAGTGAAGCAGCCCTCCGCGAGATTGCTGCGCTTAATAATGACGAATGACCTAGACCGCCTCTACGCCCTGCGCGCAGCCAGTGAGCGCATGGGTGCAGGCTATGCCGACCGGTTGCGGCTCATCAATGAACAGATCGAGAAGGCAGAGCGTGCGGCTGACAACGGCGGACGTTGAGGCCGCACAGCACGAGCTAGCCCGCCGCTACGTCAAGGACTTCGCATGCTCGGTTGATATTCCGACTGTGCCGCTGTCCGACGATCCCGACGAAAGCAAGTTCGATGCGCTGCGTCAGCCCAAGCTAGCCAGCCATCACGACCTGCTGTTGAGCGACTTCCAGCAGATCGGCACGCCCGCAGTCCCTAACCTGATGGTGCTGATGCCCCCAGGGAGCGCTAAGAGCACGTATGTAGACGTTGTGGGCGTCCCGTGGTTCATGGCTCGCCAGCCACGTAAAAACGTCATTCTTGCCAGCTATGCGAGCGATATTGCCAAGAAGCAGGGGCGACGCGCACGCCAGCTTATCAAATCACCCAGGTTCAATCAGATATTCCCTGATGCGATATTGCGTGGAGATCAGTCCGCGGCTGACGAATGGGCGCTGTCCAACGGATCTGAGTACATGGCCGGCGGTATCCTGTCGGGCCTTACTGGCAACCGTGCGGCCTTGGGCGTGCTGGACGACCCGATCAAGGGCCGTCAGCAGGCAGAGAGCGAGACGATCCGCAACACGACATGGGATGCGTATGTCGATGACTTCTGCTCGCGCTTGATTCCCGGCGCGCCGCAGGTGATGATCCTGACACGTTGGCATGCCGATGACCCTGCTGGCCGTATTCTGCCTGAGGATTGGGATGGCGAGAGTGGGATATTCGAAGGGCGCGATGGGCGTTGGTGGAAAGTCATCTGTCTGCCAGCCATCGCAGATCGGCGCGACGATCCGTTGGGCCGCGCAATCGGTGAGACGCTGTGGCCCGAGTGGTTTAGCCATGAGCATTGGGCGCCGTTCCAGCGCAACGTGCGTACATGGACCAGCCTGTACCAGCAGAAGCCATCTGCTGAGGAAGGCACATACTTCAAAACGACGTGGTTCAAACGGTTTAGTGAGAAGCCCGCGGCGCTCAATATCTACATGACCAGCGATCATGCACCCGGCGGCACAGAGGATAGCGACTTCAACGTGTTCCGGGTGTGGGGTGTCGATGAGCATCAGCATATTTGGCTGCTAGACGGCTACCGCGTGCAAGGTACGATCGACGTTGCTATGGGCGTCAAGCTGGATGAGCGAACCGGCGAGCAGACGCTATGCGATGAGGGTGCCTTGCCGCTCATCAAGAAGTGGAAGCCACTGTGCTGGTTTCCCGAGGCCGATAACAACTGGAAGTCGGCGCAACCCTTCGTGATGGCGGCTATGCGGCGCAACAAGATCGCCTGTCGTATCGAGCCGCTGTCCACTGCGGGCGGCGACAAGCCGACCAAGGCACAGCCTTTTCAAGCCAAGGCTGCGATGGGCGAGGTGCATATCCCTATCGGTTTTATGGGTGATGAGGTTTTGGAGCAGTATAAGAAGTTTCCGACCGGGCGCTGGGATGACGAGATTGACGCTGCGGCCAACATTGGGCGCGCGATCGACATGGCACATCCCGCTATTGTCAAGACCAAACCTGTGGTAACAGGACCAAATGACCGCTGGCATAAGCCGATGCGGAAAGAGTTGTCGGGTTCGGTTTGGGGTTGATAGATGGCAATTGACAACGAAGCATCGCCTGTTCGCAAAGCTCATGCCGTTGTCCCGCATGGCCAAATCCCAGGCGACATCGCGGAACACAGCGTCACCCCGCCTGCCGACGACGATAGCGATAGCGGCCTGAAGCCCCCGACGATCGATAAGCTGAAGAAGATGTTCGATGAATCGAGGCAGCTGACTAACGAGGCGCGCGACGAGCAGGAGAAGGACCAGGACTATTACGACACGCACGGGCAGGCTAATGCCGAGGTACGCTCTATCCTGAAGCAGCGTGGACAGCCACTGGTGATCGACAACCGTATTGCCCCTGCGATCGATGGTATCCTTGGTGTGATGGAGTCGGGCAAGACCGACCCTCGCGCCTATCCCCGCAATCCCAACGCGCAGCCAGCCGCGGACGTGGCAACCAAGATGCTGCGGTTCATTGCGGACAAGTCAAAATGGACCAAGAAGCGCATGGATTGCGCGGAAGACTATCTGAAGCACGGCGTGTGTGCAGCGATCGTGGAGTTCAATGGGCGCGACGTGACGGTCAGCCGCGGACGCTGGGAAACGTTCTTCTACGACCCGAAGAGTCGCGACAACGACTTCAAGGACGCGAAGTATCTTGGCTTCGCGATTTGGATGTATGCCGATGAGGTTGCCGCCAACCCCGAATGGGCAGAGCGCGTGCGAACGATGGGCGACATCACCACCGTCGCGGAGAATGCGCTGGAAGCGACTTGGGACGACAAGCCGGAGTCACGCATCTTGTGGGTGGACCGGCGCCGGAACCGCGTGCTGGTGGTGGAGATCTACTATAAGGCCGCTGAGGGCTGGTTGCGGGCCGTGTACTGCGCCGCGGGAACGCTGGAGTTCGACCGCTCGCCGTATGTGGATGTGCAGACCGGCGAAACACGTTGCCCGATTGAGGCGGAATCGTTCAAGGTTGATCGTCAGAACAACCGATATGGCCCCATTCGTTCGATGCGGTACATGCAGGATGAGGTGAACGCCCGTCGTTCGCGTGGCCTGCATTTGCTCAACAGCCGGCAGGTTCAGCAAACCGATATGAACGCCCCGCCGGTCGATACTGAAGAGTTGCGCCGTGAGACGGCCAGAGCCGATGGCGTCATCCCGATCGGTTGGCAGGCCGTGCAGGCGCAAGATATGGCGTCCGGCAACCTTCAGATGTTGGCTGAGGCGAAGGAAAGCCTGCAACGCATGGTTCCGGTCGCCATCGCCCAGGATTTGCGAGAGGGATCGGCCGCATCGGGCCGCGCGCGTCAGGTGGCACAGCAGGCGGGGTTGACCCAATTCGGGCGCGGGTTCGGACGGTTCGCAGAATTTGAGAACCGCGTCTACGAGCAGATGTGGAAGTGCGCGCAGCAGTTCAAAACGGAGCCGGAATGGATTCGCGTCACCGACAATCCACGGGCTGTCGAGTTCTTGCAGATCAATGAGGTGACCGGGTATCAGGACGCCATAGAGCCGGGGCCTGATGGCCAAGGACAGATCGTCCAGAAGCCTATCACCCAGAACCGCCCCGCCGAAATGGACATGGACATCATCATCGCCAGCACGCCAGACACGGTGGCGCTGGAACAGGAGGTGTTCGAATCGGTCATGAACCTGATTCAGTCGGGTATTGATCCGATGTCGCCGGTGTTCGAAGTCGTGCTGGAACTGGCGCCGCTGCCGGACAAGACGCGGCTGCTTGAGCGCGTCAAGTCGATGAAGGAGGCCGTGCAGCAAGAGCAGGCGCAGCAGATGCAGGCACAGGCAGAAGCACAGGCGCGTGCGCAGCAGCTGGTTGAGGCTGAGCAAGCCGCGAAGATCGAGGATACGCAGGCATCGACGCTGCAGAAGGTTGCGAGTGCGCACAAGGCAGCAGCAGATGCGGATACGGCGCAGGCGCAACTCTTCGCACAGCTTGGCCTTGATCCGATGCTTGCGTTGGCGGACAATCAGTAGTATTCAACGGGTATCAGGTTACCCGCCGCCGGGGATAACGGGCGTATCGGTTGCTGGACCGTAATAATCAGCACCTGCCGCCGAGGTTGCCGGGCGTGTCGTTGGTTCCACGAGACGGAACGTAGGGAGTGAATATGGCTGACAATCTGGATGAAGTGTTCGGAACGGATGAAGCGGGTGAAGCCGTTGAGCCTGTTGTTGATACCCAGCCAGAGCCGGAAGTGGTCGAGGCTCCACAAGAGCCAGAGCCGGAACCGGAGCCGCCAGTTGTTGAGGCCCGCACCGAAGACCGCATCCCGATCGGGGCGCTGTTGGATGAGCGGGAAAAGCGCAAGACTCTGGAAGCAGAGATCGAGCGCCTGAAGCAGCAGGCACCGCAGGCACAAGCCAATATTCCCGACCCCTATGATGACCCTAACGGGTTCGCCTCGCATATCGAAAGCCAGATCAACCAAGCGCGTCAAACGCAGAAGGTCGATACCAGCTATCATCTTGCGGTCAGAGATTACGGCAAGGACAAGGTCGAGGAAGCACGGTCGTGGGCGCTTGAAAAAGCGCAGTCTGACCCGGTTTTCAGGCAGCAGGTCGAAGTCGCATTCGAGACACAGGCGTTGCCGATTGATTGGGTCATCCAGCAACACAAGCGTGACGGCCTCGTGTCGCAGATCGGTGATCGTAGCATTGACGATTTCGTCAAGGACTACCTTGCCAAGAACCCGGCACTTCTAGGTCAGAGCGCGTCCGCACCGGCAACCGCCGCTGTGGTTCCCGCATCGGCATCACCGACGCCAAGGGTTCCGCGCAGTCTGGCATCGCAGGCAACAGCGCCAAGCGATGTCCGGCAAACCGCTACCGGCCCCCTTGTTGGAGTTGATGCTCTCTTTTCCTAAGAGGGTACAATGGCAGAAGTCCAGCTTGCATCCGTCAGCGAAAAAGCTGTCTGGGTCACCAACTATCTGAAGTCCTACACGCGCGCTTCCGGTTACGCTCCGTATATGGGTCGTTCGGAATCGAGCATCATCCGCATTCGTTCGGAACCGCGCACCGATGCAGGTTCGACCATCAACATCCCGCTCATTCTCGAACTGCGCGGTCGCGGCGTCGAGGGTTCCGAAGTCCTCGAAGGCAACGAAGAGGAAATGGAGAACTACGGCGATCAGGTGCGCATCAACTGGCTGCGCAATGGTGTCGTCGTTCCCAAGTCCACGTCGTTCCGTACCGAAATCGACCTGCTTAATGCGGCGCGCGAGCGCCTGGTTACGTGGTCGAAGGTGAAGCTGCGCGATAGCATCATCAACGCGTTCCAGTCGGTCATCATCCCCGGCGTCACCGACGCTGACGGATCGCCGCTGGCTGATACCGCCGTGCTGTACGCCAATGCCACCGCGGCACAGCGCAACACGTATCTCCAGAACAACGCCGACCGCATGCTGTTCGGCAGTGATCTGGCCAACTCGGCGTCGGGCAACTTCGCAACGGCACTTGGCACGGTCGACACCGTGAACGACCAGATGTCGGCGCGGGTTATCCAGATTGCCAAGTCGCTCGCCAAGCGCACCACGAACAACAGCAAGGGTATGGCGATCAACCCGTACCAGTCTGACGCCACTGCGGGCCGCGAATGGTTCGTGATGTTCATGGACTCGTTTGCGTTCTCGCAGGCCAGCCGTGACCCGCTGATCGCACAGGCAGACCGCGATGCACGTGAGCGTGGCGTGGACAGCAACCCGATCTTCCAGGGCGGCGACCGTATCTATGACGGCGTTATCCTGCGCGAGATCCCGGAACTGAACACGCTGAATGGCGTGGGTACTTCGAATGCCAACGTCAGCCGTTCGTTCCTGTGCGGCGCTGGTGCGCTGGCGATTGCATGGGGTCAGGACCCGACGCCGAAGAGTGATCGTGATCGTGATTACGGCTTCCGCCCGGGCGTCGCGATCGAGGAACTTCGCGGACAGAAGAAGACCTCGTTCCTTGGCACCAACTATGGCATGGTCGAGGTCTTCACCGCTTCCACGCCCATCGGCTCGTAAGGAGATACTGACATGGCAACTTTCCAGTCCCTTCAGATGACGGTGCCGAAGTATCCGGTTTCGGGTCCGGGCATCGGCGGTCGTTCGCTCAAGGTCGAGCGTGCGGAGATCAACCTTGCCAATACGGGTGCGCTCGCGGTTGGCGATGTGGTCGAACTGTTCCGTCTGCACCCGAAGTTCCGGGTGCGGTCGGCTTTCGTCAAGGTCGTGGGTGCGGCGGGCGCTGGCGTCACCTACACGGTGGGCGATACCGGCGGCGGCGGCGCGACCGCTGATCCGGCTCGCTACTTCGCTTCGGCTTCGGCTGCAGCTACGGGCAGCAACGTCACCATGGCGGATGCGGGTCGTGACTTCCTGTCGTCGCCCAACACGCCGGGTGGCAAGGGCGCCTACACGACTGTCACGCTGACGGTTGGCGGCGCGACCACCAACAATACCGGCAACATCGTCGTGGTGCTGGATGGATACGTTGAGGAGCCGGCCTGATGTCGAAGCTGACCTGGATCGGGGATAGCGACCCCGAAGCGCAGATGGTGTTGATCGAGGGTGTTACTTTCGTGAAGGGCCAGCCCGTCGAAGTGAAGGATAAGGGATTGTTCGACGCCTTGAAGGGCAACCCGATGTTCAGCGCCGATGCAAAGGCAGATTCGGTGGAAGCGGACGAGCCCGATGCGGAAACGCTGGCAGCGCGTGCCGAGGAAGGCACCGAAAAGGCCGCTTTGAAGGAGCAGCTTCGTGCGCGCGGCGTGTCGGTGCAGGGTAATCCCAGCGTCGATACGCTTCGTGCGAAGCTGGTGGAAGCGACCAAGTAATGGCGACAGTGCGTCACGTCACGAACCTTGCCCTGCGTAAATTGGGCGTGTTGGGTGGAGGGCGTGACGCACGGCCTACGGATGCAGCGGACGCGCTTGCGGCCCTTCAGGGGCTGTATCAGTCGTGGATTGCATCAGGGGCGTTCGGACGACTCTATGACCGAGTGCCGCAGGGTACGCAGTACGTTGCACGAGGCAACGAACGCATCATGCGCCGCGCCGGTGACGATATCGAAATCATCCTGCCAGAGTTTGTGTCTGACGGCATCGTGCCGGACTACGGACGCGAACTGCGCAGCGGGTATTATGGTACTATCATCAGCATCACTACGCAGGGCAATGATACGGTGGTGGATATCCGCCCCAGCCAGCCTATCGGGTGCGTGCAGTCGCCGCGGGATGGGTCCGTGGTCATCATCACCGATGAGGTGACCGGCAATGTGCTGACCTCGATCTATGACGGCACGCTGAAGAAGTGGGAGCAGATCGAATCTCTACAACAGGACGATGAAGCCCCCCGCTCTACCGCTGACGCGTCCGGGCTGGCATCATGCCTTGCGGTCGAGATTGCGGACCAGTTTGGCGCCGAACTTTCCGAGGTAACCGTTAACCAAGCCGCGCGTTTCAGGATGCAAATGACCCACCGATACGGTATGCGTCGTGAAAGTGTGATGGGGGTGTATATCTGATGCCTGGACAGCAAAGCAAATCCTCAACGGCTGTTCCTGTATGGATGGCTGACGATGATCTTAACCCGGTTGGCACCGCCGCTGCGCCGTTGCGTACGGCATCTGTGGCAACGACGTCCGTTGCATCTTCGTCCGTGTCTGGGTCAATTGCAGCTAGCGGTTCAACGGCAGCAGTGCAGATTACCAACACGACGCGTTCCGAGATAATTAACCCATCCACGGCTACGCTGTGGGCGTCGTGGGGAACGCCTGCTGTCAATGGAGTTGGATCCTTCCCGATCGTTGCTGGTGGCTCCTACAACCCGCCTGATCGCACTGCGGGTACTCTAACGCTATTGTCCACGGCGGCAAACCAGCCGTATACTGTCAATCGGTTTTCCTGATGCCTGAGGGCTTGTTCAACCCATCCGGTGTCAGCCCAGCTGATTTGGCTGCTGTGGCGGCTGAAGCCAGTAATGCTACGACTACTGCCAATGCCGCAATGGTCAAGGCGGATTCGGTGGCGGCAGATGCATTGACCGGCGCCGATCGCCAGCAGGCCGTGCGCACTCAAGTAACGCCTGACGCAAACGGTAGAGCGGTATTCATATACCCGAAGGCTTATGCCACGGGGATCAAGCCCGCCGTTACTACCACGGCTGAAACACCTAACGGCGTGGCATATCGCAATGATGCCAGTGTAGAAGAAAATAGCGCAACCAACACGCAGGTTGTTATTATTGTGCAGCGTGTTCCTAAGACATTGACGGTTAGTGTGCTGGGCGCAGTGCTTAACATTATCTCGCCCGTTACCACTCCGGTATGGATCAATGTTCTCGTGAGGGCGCCGGTATGACATCTCGTATCGTTCGTACAGGTGGCGCCGTGCGCATTGCTGTCGATGCTCCATCGGTAACGGTTGGTGAAACAACCACGCTGCCGGTGGGTTCGCCTGCCACTGTCACCAACATCGGCACAGATAACGACCTGATCTTGGCATTTGGCATCCCCCGTGGTTCTCCCGGCAGCGCCGGGGGCGGGGACATGTACAAGTCGGATAACCTCTCCGGCCTGACGGATTACAACTCTGCACGCGGCAACCTTGGGCTTGGCTCGCTTGCGACGCTTTCCAGTGTCAACGATGCCAATTGGTCTGGTGCTGACCTGTCGGTTGCCAACGGTGGTACGGGATCCAGCACCGCTGCGGCAGCAAGGATCGCGCTTGGGGCGGCTGCGGGGACCGGCACCGCCAACGGTACGAACACCGGCGACCAGACTATCGCATTGACGGGCGACGTTACGGGGTCGGGAACGGGATCGTTTGCCGCGACCTTGGCTGCTACGGGCGTGACGGCCGGCAGCTATACCAACGCCAATATCACCGTTGACGCCAAGGGGCGCGTGACCGCTGTGGCCAACGGCGCGGCTGGTGGCAGCGGTACGGTTACGTCCTTCTCGTTCGTCAACGGCGCCGGGATTACCGGCACGGTCACCAACGCCAGCACAACGCCGTCCCTGTCGTTGACTTTGGGCGCGATTACCCCGTCCAGTGTTGCGGCAACTGGCACTGTCAGCGGGTCGAACCTGTCGGGAACGAACACCGGCGATCAGACCAGCGTCACTGGCAACGCGGGAACCGCAACCAAACTGGCGACGGCACGGACGATCAACGGCGTGTCGTTCGATGGCACTACGAACATTACCGTTTCGGCCGTAGATACGGTGACGCCGCGGCTGGCGCTCACGCATCTGCCATTGACGGTCAACTTCACTGCCGCAGCCGATGCATACATCCCGGCACGCGTCGCCCAGACGATCAGCCAAGGCAATGCCCCGATCGGCACAGGAACGCTGGCTTATGCCAAATCCACTGCGGCAGCGCCCTCTACGTTCACCACCACGACTTTGCCTGCGACGTTGGAGGCCGGCGCATGGCTGAAGGTCACCGCAAGCGCAGTCACAGGCTTTGTTGCCGCAGATCTGTATCGTTCGGCATGATACTGCGTGCGCCATATCCGGACGCCGCTAGCGGGGGCAGCCGGCTTTACACGTTCAACGATGCGCCGACGAAGCCGAGCGTATGGAAGGACATGCAGGCAACGTCATCCGTTACGTACGACGCGACCAGCAAGCGGATTTCAGCCGTTGCGAACCTCGGCACGCTAGGTGGTTCGCTGGTACCGGATACGACAGCCACTGCGCCACTTTACAATGCTACGGGGTTCAACACCGCACTCCCTGCTGCGATGTTCAACTCCAATGATCCTGATTATCTGTCGATGACGTTCCCGCAATGGGCACAGCCGGCCACCGGTGTCTATGTGTGGCAGGAGGGCAGTTCCGTTCGTGGGTATGAGGTCTATGTTGACCATGACGCACAATCGACCGGCAACCGGCAGCAGCTTTTCACACAATACGGCGGTGGCCCTGTCTATCTTGTGCGGGGACCTGTTCAGGGCGTTGAAACCAACGTCAACCTGAACACGACTGCGCAGGCTCCCAACAAGATAAACATTCTGATTGTCGAGTATAACGGCACGTCATCTCGCATCTATTATAACGGGACACCCATGGGAACGTACGATCTCGGTACTGTCCTAAGCAATACCGGCATCAACATAGGCGGCAAGCGCGGGGATGGCGCGACATATTTCGGTGGCGCGTCGTCTGAAGTGGCTCTGTTCCCGGCCATTTTCTCGGGCGACGCCTGGGATCGCATCACGCAATCCACTATGTGGAAATGGGGTCAGCAAGCCAACATCGCGACTGGGGCCACCTATAAGTCGGCGCCCCCGATGGTGTCGGCGTGACCCCTTCCCGCAATGGTGGAAAGCGGCTACGCTTCCTCACCGCCAATTCGGCGGGGATCGGCACAGGGGTATTTGACATGATTCGTTCTACCATTGATTTTGCGGTGATCTCGATTCGGGTAATCTGCCTGATGCCGGAAATGGCGTTCAATCATCTCCGCCGAAGCGGTGACGCGGGCTAACCAATGGTTGCTGTCCCTATCGGTCTGAAGGCATACAAGCGCACCGATGGTTTCGTTCCGGAAACGAAGCTGCGCAATTTCTATGTCGAAAAAGACGAGTCGGGTGTCAGCCCTGACCAGACATTGCGCATCCAGCGCCCCGGCCTGACGCGTGTACAAACGCTTGGGCTGGGGCCTGTCCGCGGGCTTGATTACCGCGTTTCGAGCGATGAGCAGATGACAGTTTCCGGTGGGTCTCTCTTTAGCGGCGGCGCCGATAAAGGGACGATAGCTGGCACCGGCATCACTCCGATGGTCGGCACCACGTTCATCTACGCCATACTTGGCGCTTCCACACTATACGTATACGACGGCACGTTGCGAACGTTGACGATGCCGGACGACGCTGGAGAAGTGGTAGATATCGACCAGATCAATCAATATTTGCTCATTCTCACCCGCACTGGCAAATTCTACTGGCTGGTTCCCGGCGAGACGACGGTTGACCCGTTGAACTTCGCCACGGCAGAAAGCTCACCGGACAAGGCTGTAGCCATCCGACGTGTCGGTGACGAGTTCTGGATTTTTGGCGACGACAGTATCGAACCGTGGCAGTCCACGGGGGATCTGGATGCGCCGTTCCAGCGTGTTACGGGCCGCATCTACGAGCGCGGCTGTCTTGCGCGTGACACGGTGAAACGGTTTGACAATTCGGTCATGTGGGTATCTGATGATGCCCAGGTGTGCCGCGGTGGTGCGGTCCCGCAAGTCGTCAGCGACAACGCGATCGCTGAGCGCATACGGAAGAAAGGGGGTGATCTATCCGCCTGGGTGTTCGGAATCGACGGACACGAATTCTATTGCCTTGCCATTCCGGGGCAAGGCACATTCGCATACGACGCTTCGACTGAGATGTGGTCTGAGTTCGCTACGTTGGGTAAATCCACTTGGGCCGCACGCGTTGGCTATGACCGACAAGGCACGATACTCTGCGGATCCGATACAAACGGTGCGGTATGGCGTGTGGATCCCGATAGCGGGACGGATGATGGTTTGGCAATCGAGCGCATTACTACCGGAACTGTGGGTTTTATCGGAGCCATCGGCCGCAATGACAGCCTGAGCGTCGGTGTTGGCTGTTCCGCCAGCACGACCGTGCGTATCCGCTGGATGGATGGTCAGGACGGCTACCCCGATTATTATGACGAGCTGACAGTACGCGCGCCATTCGACGTGGCCAGTCTGTGGCGACTTGGGCGCCCGCAGCAGCCTTATCGTACGGTTGAGGTGTCGTGCATCACCCCGGAGCGCATCCGTCTTGCCGGCATGGTGGCGAACGAAGCATGGCGGTAGCACCTGGCCCCATCCGCATTCCGAACCTGCAACAGTCGAACCCGATCGTTGATCGGGAAGGGCGTATGACGACCGAGTTCGCGCGGCGTTTAAATGACGTGTTGGGCCAGATCGTAACGCTGTTGAACGCTATTGGGGCCATTCCCGAGATTCAGTCTCAGCTAAGCCAACTCGACAACGCCACGCAAGCGGCTCTGGACGCTGCCGCATTGGCGCAGGCTGCGGCCGATGGTGCGGCAGCTACCACCGACGCGACCAAGCGCGAACAGGCGCTGGTCAACTCGTATATCGAACCGGATTCGGTACTTACCGCTAGTCCGACGCTTATCACAATTGCGCCGCATACCCGCATGTATGCAGACGGCACATCGGCATCGGTCAACGGTGGCACTGTGATCGCTACCGGTAGCGGCGACACGGATTATGTTTCCTATGTCGATCCCGAGCGCGACGGCGGCACTGTGACTTATGTAGTCAGCACCACACCGCCAGTGCAGACCGGTGACACGCACGTCGTCGGCGCTGTGCTTGTGCCTGCTGCCGGTACATCCGATGGTGGCAGTGGCCCGCGACGCCCTGGTTATGTGGAAGCGAAATTCCAGAACGCGGATGAAGCATGATGCGAAGGGTTGACGATCCCGAGATGGTCAACGCTATCGGTAACGACCCATCTGTTCGGGAATTGATGTTCCTTGGCGCCATGTATCCGCCAAACGATCTGGATTTTACGCCGTGGGTTGAGGATCCGCGCAACGCCATCCTGATCGATGGGGGTTTCTGCGCGATGTTCGTATGGCGCGGTCCCGGCATTTATGAGTGCCATTTGATGGTCCGCAAGGAAGATCGTGGAGCATCTGCTGTGAGAATTGGCCGCGAGATGCTGGAATTCATGAAAGCGCAAGGCGCGAAGATTGTCTGGGGGCAGCCCTCGATATACAATCGTGCCGCCATCTGCTATATTCGGCGAATGGGATTGAAGCCTGCCGGGTTCGGCAAGGATGCAATCGCAGGCGAGGTTCAGTATTTTGTGACGGAAGGTCTGTAAAATGCCACCAGTTGTCATTGGAGCGGGCATTGCCGCAGGCGGCTCCCTTCTTGGCGGCGCAATCCAGTCCAGTGCCGCGAAAAAGGCAGCCAAGACGCAGGCGGCCGCTGCGGCTTCGGAGCAACAGCGCCTACAACAGAATCAGCAATATATTACCGGCCTTAACCAGCCTGCCATTGATCGCGGCAATGCGGCCGGATCGTTAGCGGGAAATTTCCTCGGGCTATCTGGCGGGGACGCGGCACAACAGGCTCTATCCACCTATCGGGGTTCGACGGGGTATCAGGATCTTGTCAACACCGGTTTGGGTTCGGTGAGCGCAAACGCTTATGCACGCGGGCTTGGCGGTTCCGGTGCTACCCTCAAGGCTTTGCAGGCAAAGGGCATGGCTCTAGCGGACCAGTCTTCAAGCAACTGGCTCAACGGTTTACAGAACATATCCAATCAGGGGCAGACGGCGATCGGGCAGGTTGCGGGCGCTGCGACCAACACCACCAACAACATTAACCAGGTTCAGCAGGGCGCGGCTGATGCTTCGTCCAACGCGTCGCTCGCTGGTGGTGCAGCGTGGTCGGGTGCGTTGCAGAATCTGGCAAATCTTGGAAGCTATGCAGCGGGCGGGGGGCTGGCTTCTAGCTACAAGGGGCTGAACACGCAGCTTCTGGGGCAGGGAGCAGGATATAGGCCGCAAGGGATGGGTCAGCTATCGTCCGGCTGGGGAGGGTATATCTAATGGCCGTCAACTGGGGCCTATCCGGCAACGGCTTTAACGCGTTGGAGGCGCTACAGTCATTTGGGCAAGCGCAGCAGCAGGGCCTTATCCAGCAACAGCGGCAGATACAGGCTGAGCAGCAGCAGCGCTCCATGCAGGCCAGACAGCAAGCGGGCGGCGCGCTGGCGCAAGGTGATTATCGCGGCGCTACGCAGGCGGCATACGCAGCGGGCGACATCGATCTAGCCAAGCATATCGAGGGGCTGCATCAGGACCAGCAGAAGCAGCTAGGCGATCAGGCAGACGTTCTGGGTAAGGTTGCGGCTGGCTTGCGTCAACTTCCCGCTGAGCAGCGTGGGCAGGCATTGCAGCAGTATGCGCCCGCTTTGATCCAGCGTGGCATCAGCCAGCAGGATCTAGCACACGCCGCGCAGGACCTATCTGACGGCGCGCTCGACGGCTACATCAACTCGGCACGGTCGATCACCGACACGCTGGCGTCTGGCCGCGTCAAGTACATGGCGATTCCGCAGGGTGGCTACCTACAGGGCTTTGACGCCATGACCGGGGCGCCGATTGGTGACACCTCTCCCCCGCCCGGTGCGCCAGCACAAGCCGCCCCAGCGCAGCAAGGCGGCGGCGATCTTGAGGCGATGGCGCAGCAAGCAATCGCTGCCGGCGCGGATCCTGCCGCAGTTCGCGCCCGCCTCGCACAGATGAAGGGAGGTGCGCCCTCGCAAGGGGGTGCCACGTTTCCCTGACCCCATGCGAGCGCCCGGTACGTTGACTAGTGGTCGTCGCACTGTTGCTGGTAATGCGGCAGTGGGCGGTGTACGTACTAGTCATCATTTGACGGGGGATGGCGTGGATTACGCGAATACGTCTGTTGCCAAGTTGCAGTCCTATTTTGGACCGCGTGCGCGTTATCTTGATGAGGGCGATCACGTCCATGTTACTTTGCCTGGATACGGCAAGGTCCCGTATTTCGGCCGCAGGGGTTCGCAGTAATGGCGCAGGTTAATCCGTTTGCTGATCTGATTCCTGCCCAGCCCGCGGCACAAACGGGAGCGCCGCCTGCACGCATCTACGGCGGGCCTAAGACGGTTGATCCGCTTGAGCAGGCGCGTTTCGGGCTGGCGGTCAATTCAGATGCGCGGGCTGCGGCTGCTGCGGATCGTGCGGAGGCCACGGCGGCGCGGCAGGCAGAAGCAGCGGCGCGGCAAGCTCGTATTGACGAAAAGAAGCTGACTACTGAAGGGCGCCTTACGGAAGGCGAGGGTAAGACGACCAATTTCTACAACTCGGCGCTTGGCGCAGAGCAGGAATGGCAGTCACTCGTTGCTGACCCGCAGCTAAAGCAGGGCACGCAACCGGTTGGCATTCTTGGCGATGTAGCGCGCGCGGTTCTACCTGCTAATGTTGTCAATGAGCGCACTTCGCCGGCTCGGCAGCGTGCGCAACAGGCTAAAGAAAACTTCATTCGTGCCAGCCTCCGTCTAGAATCAGGCGCCGCCATCGGGCCGGATGAATTTAACCGGCAGGACCGCATTTTTTACCCGCAAACCGGCGATAGCGAAGAGGTTCTGGCGCAGAAAGCTCGTGCGCGTCAGCAGGTTATTGAGGGGTTCCGCATTGGCGCAGGAACGGGCGCTGCGCAGGTTGATAGCCTTCGTGGCCCGGTCCAGTTCAACGATCAGGCCCCCGCGCAGCGCAGCGACGCCGTAAACCTGACCGCCGAGCAGAAGGCAGCATTTCAAGCACTAGCGCAGTCGGGTGCGTCTCCTCAGGCTTTGCAGGCGCTGGCTAACGGTTTCGGCCTAAAGGCGTCCGACGAAGAATTGCAGGGGTTGGCGCAGTTCTACGCCAAGCCGGAGAACCGTAGCGTTGCGCCAACGGTCAACGTGGACAACGAGGTTCAGGCGGTCAATCCGAACGATGGTGCTGCTGGTGCCTTCGCGCGCGGCGTGGCCAACACGGGATCGCTTGGCTTCGTCAACCGCTTGGGAGCGCTGGCGGATGCGGTCGGTGGCGAGAATTATGGCGAAGCGCTGGATCGCCGCAGGGGATACGATGCATATGACGAACAGAACAACCCCCTTGCGCGAGGTGTGGGGCAATTCGCCGGTGGTTTCGCGGTTCCTCTCGTGGGGAGCGCGACCGCAGCCAACCTTGGCCGAAACGGTGCCGCAGCAGGCGCGCTATACGGTCTGGGTAATTCCTACGGTGATGCTGGTTCTCGCGCTCTTGAGGTCGGCAGTGGGGCTCTAGCCGGCGGCGCGCTTGGGTATGGGTTGGGTCGTGGAGCTGAATGGCTGGCAGCGCGTGCAGGTAATGTGCCGCCTGGTGGGGGTGGCGGGAGCGGTGCTAGCGAATTGATGGCTGCTGCGGGACGCCAAGGCGTCAACCCACTTCCAGCCGACGTTGGCGGTCCTATGACTCGTCGCTTTACATCTGCCGCGGCACAGGGGCCGTTGTCGGCGGGGCCGATCATTCGCGGCGGGCAGCGCGTCAGCGAGGAAATCGCCGGTGCACGCGATCGTATCGCCGCTGGCGTCGGAAACGCCGTACAGCCTGTTGAGGCCGGCGAACTGGCTCAGCAAGGCGCACGGGATTACATCGCTACGTCGCGCCAGCAGGTGGGCGGGTTGTATGATCGCGCGCGCGGAGCATCGGAAGGTGTCAGGCCCGTTCCGGAGCGAGCGCTTGCCGCCGTTGACACCAACTTACAGGAGCTTGCCGAGACCCCGACCACCAGCGCGCCTGTGACAAAGGCGCTTGAGGGGTTGAAGGCGGATCTCGGCGCGGAAGGCGGCTTGTCAATCGATGCGCTGCGACGGTTGCGTACCAATGTCCGCGGCCTAGCACAGACTGATGAATTGCGCGGCACGGATTTCCAGCGGCGTGCAGGGCAAGTGCTTGATGCCATCTCTGACGACATTTCGGAAGGGTTGCCGCCGCAAGCTCGCGCGCAATTCCGTGCAGCGGATCAGGCACATCGTGAACGCATAGAAACGATCGATGAGGTAATTAAACCTATCATCGGTGGGCGTAACGAAAAGGCGTATGCGCCGGAGCGGGTGTTTTCCAATCTCCAGAATGCCAGTCGTAGCGATTCTGCCCGCCTGCGCCGCTTCATGGATGCGCTGCCAGCAGAAGAGCAGGCCAGCATCCGCGCAACCGTCATCGGCCAACTTGGTAAGGCTTCAGCAGGCGCGCAGGATGCGGAGGGAGCAGCGTTTTCGCCGGCACAGTTCCTGACCCAGTGGAACCAGCTGACGCCGCGCGCCAAGGACGTTCTGTTCAAAGGTGAGGCGCGCGATGCGCTTAACGATTTAGCCAAGATCACCGAAGGCACCAAACAGGCCGCGGGCTATGCCAATCGCTCCAACACGGGCGGCGTCCTGAACGTGGCGGCTCTGTTCGGTTTGGGGCAGGTATCCCCCACAGCCGCCATTGCAGGAGCCACGGCACAGATCATCAGCGGGCGGCTTTTGGCTTCTCCTGCCGTCGCCCGTTGGCTCGCTCGCCCCGCCAACACGCCCCAGCAGGTTGCCAATGCGGCGCGTCGCTTGTCGGTGATCGCCACGCGCCAGCCTGAAATCGCCAACGATCTGCTGCCTATCCAGCAGGCTCTATCCACGTCCGTGTCAAAAGCGGCAGCGGAAGATCAGAAACCACAACGGCGGTAACGCCCAATACATGACGAACAACCACCCCATGCTTTTCAAAATACGCTGCATGGGGTACAGGTATCATAATACCAGTGAGGGCGGAATATGGCATCGGTTGAGGTAACGTTTCCCGGCAATCTGGCGCAGGTAATTACCGCAACTGATTTGCGTGAATTGCCTTCGTTACTGACCGATACCGGCACGCTTTATATCGTGCGGGCCTTGCGCAAAGTGTTTGCGTTCGATCCTGGGTCGTTTGCCGCCGATGATGCATCAACCGTTATCAAGCCTGACGACAGGACGGTTTTGCAGGCAGGGCGCTGGCTTTATCAGGTCGATGGTCTGGCTGCTGGCGCGCCGGGTGCAATCGGTCCTGCTATGAATACGTATCCTAGCCGTGCGGCGCTAGCAGCTTCCCCGGTTGAGTTCCAGACAGCCTTCCTCAATGCTCCCGGCGATACCGGCCCTTGGTCATGGCAGGTTGGGGATTTCTCCAGCCGCACCGATGTTATCTTCAGTACGCTTGTTTCGCCCACACAGGGTGCATGGGTCTACGCGGCAAAAGCTCCTGCGCCAGTCACCGGTTTTTTTGGCATGGCTTTCCGCGGCGATAACGATCTGAGCTACCCGGATTATTGGTATATCAAGCCAACTGGCGAAACTGCAATTCGTCTTAACACCGATGCTCTAGACAACCCTGGCGAAGATCGAGACCCCGCCATCTTGCATGGAGACGACGGCTATTGGTACTATTTCCGAAGCATTGGCTTCAACAGCGCTTCATTTGAAATCCGCCGTTCTGTACAAAAGAATCTCGTCAGCGGGTATCAACACTGGCAAACGATTGATTGCTCGTCTGGCGGCTCTGTCCGCCTTGCATGGGCGCCATCGCCTTTCCGAGATCCTGCAACCGGCAAATGGTATGCCGAGGTGGCGCTTGGCCTCACCTCGGATCCTTCGACCCATTATATGGCTGTTGTAGAGTTCACGGCTTCCGATTTTTCGTCGTGGAATCCGCCTGTTACGATGGGCATGGGGATTAACTATATCGATGGTTCGTCGATCTATAGTCGAGGCTCGTATTATCATATTCAAAAGAGGGAGCAGACCCCCCCGTCTGGGCAATATAAATACGTCGAAATTTGGAAATCTGCGACTTACCCTACAGGGTGGTCAAAAATTACGACCGGTGACTTCCTCGCCATTCCCGCGGATGTAGAGGGGCCGTGCCCAATTGAGGACGCATTCGGGGTTTGCCATCTGTTTCTGGATGCCAATGCAGTTGGCGATTTCTATCACACGTCTGCACCGTCGTTCGACGGGCCTTGGGCTACGCCTAAAAAGGTTGACAAGGGCGGCCTGCCGTTGCGGCATGGTTTTTTCATCAATATTGATGATAGCAATCGATCTGACATTCAGCAGGCTTTGAATTTTTACGGTGTTGATCTCAGCGCCGATGGACAGGCTAAATTTCTACTGCAAGGTGCTGACCGCAATGCGCAGTTAACAAGCCTTCAAGCCGAAGGGCCATTGATCAATGAATCTGCAAACTATGTAGCCGCTCCCGGTAATTACCGGTATTACAAGCTGCGCGGCGGCCCGCTGCCGTTTGTTGGCGGTTATGATTTGTATATGGCCGGTGCAAAGGCAACGTACGGCATCGCTATTTCATCTGTTGACGGCTCGCAAAGCTTATCGTGGAAAGTGGCGTGGGACACCGGCTATTTTGACACGCCGATGGAGTTTGAGCCGCGTGATCTTTTCAACCTAACTTTGCAAAATGGTTGGGCGGTTCAAGATGGTTTGACGCCAAAAGTGTTCCGTGACCGCATGGGGCGTGTGATGATTACCGGTTGCATCAGCAAGACAGGTACACCAACGCAAGGCGAGGTGATCGCCAGCCTGCCGGGAGGCTTCGCGCCAGCGCGGGTCGAAGAATTTTTGCTTCCTTCCAGCGACGGTACAGGTGCAACGCCAATGTCCACGATTGGCGTCATCAATAGCACTCTTGTGTGGGTTAGCGGCGGCAAGACAAAAATCTATCTTTCGGCGGTTCAGTTTATCGGTGTAGGAAGTGTGACCAACACATGATTGATTTATGGTTGGCCATTCAACAGCTACAGGAGCAATGCGATATGACTGACCACAAGAAGCATCCGCACAAGGATAAGCACTGCGAAGAGCCGGATTTCACCACGCAGGATGATGAGGCGACGGCGGCGCCGGGTGATGGGGATAGTGGCCCGACCTCTCCGCCTCCGCCCCCGCCCAAGAAGGGATTTTAAACGTTGCTACCGTTCCTGATAACCATGCTTGCGCTTTTAATCCTAGGATTGGCGCTCGACATCAAATGGCTATCGGGGACGGCAGTCGTCTTGTTGGGAAATTGGTTATCAGAGGTGGCCATGGTCCGTGGATCTGGCGACCAATTCCCCTGGTTGTTTTTCATCGTCGCAGATTATTTATCTGCCATAGTTCTTATCTGCGTGGGGCGTAATCGCTGGCAGATCGGAATTGCCGTAATTTACGCCGCGCAGATTGTCTGCCACGCGGCTTTCGGAATATCGGACCAAGGCGCATGGGCCAAGTATGAGTACTGGCACGCGCTGACCTATACAGGCTGGGCTCAGCTAGCAGTTGTTATTGGAGGTGGTGTATATGCGCTGCATCGGCGCCGTGGCGGCGCTAATGGCGGCGTATCACATTCTATCAATGTGCTGGAGCGCGGCAGGAGCGTGGATCAATGACCGCAGCAGAAATCTTCCGCGGGCTTAGTGGTGTCGTTTGGGTCGCATTGTTATTCTACCTCTGGCGTCCTGCGCGCCGCGCTTGGTCGTCTCAGCAAGAGGCGCGAGGACGGGACCTTATTATGTCAGCTGTGTGGTTGCTATGTCTCAACCGCCTGACATTTACCGTCGTAGGTCAGTTTGATGCACGGGATCAGGACGCTTTGGCCTTTTGTCATGCTTTCGCTTTGCTGGCAGGCTGCTATATGCTGTTCATGTGTTCGCTAGCTCGTCGTCGTGGCTAACCCGGCCGCAAAGGTAACAGAGGATTTAATTCCTGTTGCCATTCATGGTTGGTCGCCTAGTTCCTACGGGATCTGGGGAATCCTGCTTATCCAGCTTGTGATTGCCACGGGGTTCCTCATCAAGCGAGGGCCGGAATACATTCAGCAATGGGCAGCGGCACGCAAGCAGGGGGCTGAAACGGAGCGAGAGGACAGGGCAGTCGAGGCAGCAGAAAAACTGCGTCTGGACACGGCGGAAGCTGCCGCCAAGAAAGAGATCAGTGATCGGCTCAACGCGCTTGAAGGTCGTTTGCAGAGCATGAGCCAAGCCATGTCGTTCATGATGAACGCGGCAATTACGGCTACCAATGCCCTAGAGGCTGCATCACCGGGCAACCCAGCTGTAAAACAGTCGCGCGATCTGCTAGCATATGCCGCTTCGGCGCTAGGAAACGAAGATCCGTTTAGTCGCGCGCTATCGCAGCTGGCTACGGTTAAGGGAACGGGTGAAGGATGACGCCGCAAACCAAGAAAACAGGTGCGCTTGTAGCAGTGGTCGGTGCCGCTGCGGCGGCTATCCTGACGCCGTTGGTCGCGACTTGGGAAAGCGGCGGCAAAGACCACCTTGTGCCTTATCGGGACATCGTGGGCGTCTGGACGCAGTGTCATGGCGAAACGTTGAACGTGAAGGCGACCACGCCGGCAGAGACGCCCGAGGGATGCGCGCTGAAGCTCGACAACCGCCTCGCCGGGTTCGCGCAGGCTGTCGTCAAATGCACGCCCTCCCTGCGCGGCAAGGACGAGGCCTGGGCTGCGGCAACGAGCCTTTCGTACAACATCGGGACCGGGGCTTACTGCAAGTCGACCGTGGACCGGATGTTCGACGCTGGCCAGCCGGCGAAGGCCTGTGACGCCTTCCTGATGTGGAACAAGGCCGGTGGGCGCGCTGTCGCTGGGCTGACCCGCCGTCGCCAAGCTGAGCGCGCTCTGTGCCTGAAAGGGATCAAGGCATGACCGAAACCGTCGATACCCCGATCGTCGTTAACGCTTCGTCCGCTCCTGACGTTACTAAGACGGTCTTGAGAGACATCGCGATCGTCGCAGCCGCCTTCCCGATCCTCGTCAAGCTGATCGGTGCGCGGGATCTAAACGGTCTGCTTCACTGGCTGCAATCGTCGGATGGCGCGACCGTTATGGCGGTCGTCGTCCCGGCCGCCTTGTCCGCTTGGCGCGGCTGGCAGACACGTAGACGCAAGGAAGCGCTTGTTACCGTGGCGCAGGCCGCGCCTAATTCCGTCGCTATCGTCAAAGGAACTTCAGCATGAGCATCTTTAAGAAAATCGCAGGGATCTTCAGCAAGAAGAACATCACCGCAGTCATCGAGCTTACCGACGCGCAGAAAGCCATTGCGGCCCTCAAGAACACCGAGGTCGGCGCCGCGGTTGCTGCGGACATCAAGGCCCTCACCAGCAGCACGCTCAGCGGGCCTGAGAAGTTCGAAGCGGTGGTCGTCAACACGCTGCCGCTGCTGGTCGATGCACTGAAGGCTGGTGGTATCACCAAGGGCCTGAAGGAGGTCGAGGACATCGGTCGCGCGTTCGTGCAGGACGTGTTCAACTCGACCGTCAGCAAGAAAGCCGAGACGATCGGCTCGCTGCTGCTGAAGGTTCTGGGCCTCAAGTGAGCAAGCTGGACCGCCTGCTGGGCAAGCTGCCACCGGAGATCCCGGCAGGCGGTCGGGCTTATGTAAAACTGCATGATGGCCAGTGGTCCGTGTGGGTGGACGCGGGCGGCACCTCCAAGAAGGTTAGCCCAACGTTCACCCAACAGGCGGTGGCTTATGCGTATCTAGATTGGGTCGAGGGATTGGCGGATAGCTTCAGTTATCCTGAAGGAACTGCCTGACCCCTCCCCTAATCGAGCGCTGTGATGGCGGCGCGTCAATGATGGCATGTACCTTGGTCGCCCACTGATCGACTAGCGCGTATAGCTCGCTCTGCACCTGACCCGGCGGCAGAACCCGCAGGCCGATATGCAAAAACCAGCGGCCTAAGCGGAAACGTAACATCCGCATCACTCCCCCTCCCCACCGGCGTCGATGCCGCGGATGGCAACAGTAATACGTGCGGATGCAAACGCAGTGTCTTTGGCGCCTCGCGCTTCATTCGTGCAGCACCAATTCGCCGCCACTTTCGCGCACCGCTCCCGCATCGCGTCCTCGGCTTGCTGGCGGTGGGTGGCGACAAGTTGAACAATCGGGTGATCGTTCCAACAGCCTCGACCTATCGTATCATATGCCCCAGCATCGTGCTTGACCAACTCCATGGCTAAACGAATGTCATTCTGCGTAGGCTCAATCATCGCTGCCTCCCATGGTGGCGGCTCGGGGGTAGGAGGCATCGCCAATCAGCGTAAGTGTCTGGATCAATGCGTCCAGCTCGTCGCGGTCGGTGACGGTGCAAGACAGCCCCACTGTCCATCCGCCCTCCGCATCACCCTGCCACTGCATCCGCAGATCCTTGGGCGCCCGTTCAAGTAGCGAGCGCCGTCCCGCCAGCAGTTCAGCCTCACTCGCCATCGTCAGTGTCCTTTGCATTATTGTCCCCTTCGTCGTTCTGCTGGAGGGCGGCGCGGACGGCGAGGCCATCGTTTGTCAGCCAATAGACAGCGGTACGGCGGCCATGCTGATGAAAGATATGACGGTCAACCAACGCCGGTCGATCACCTTTAGGCAGACGCAAGGCTGCTGCGGTTGCGCCGTGGAAGTCGATAGCTCGGCGCTTGGCCCCAGCGGGGAGCTTCAAGATTACCTCGCGCTGGCGGCTACCGAGGTTCGCGCAGATCGCTGCAACGTCGGTGGTCATGCTCCCCACCCCGCGTGATAGTCTGCGTGCAAGGCCGGGTTATAGCTGGTGGCGGTGCGATAGTTGTCGCGGAACCACCAATCCCCCTTACCGCAGCGCATACAGCGACACTGGATATAGGCAGGCGTGCGGTATTTCGGCGGCACCGGCGGCAACCATTTAACAGAGGTTGTGCGCAGCTTGTGGCCGATGATTTTACACAGCAGGTTCATGGCTCACCCCCGTCGCCAGCGGGCTTGAGAGCCAAGACAGCGCGCTCGCATGCCTGCGCACCAGCTACGATGCCCTCGTGCCTGACACGTGCGTCGTGGCCGTCCAGCACCAGCATACTGTTGTTGGCGATGTTGCGGCATTCCCTCGCCGCCTGTTCCAGCAAGTCCCCGCCGGGGGTGGTGGCGAGAACATCGCTGAGCAATTGCCGCATCCGTGTTTCGTATTCAGCCTGCGCGTATGCTTTGGCTTGCTCAACCGTGTCGAACTTGAAGTCCACCATGTTGCCGTTGATCGAAAGCGGGAACTTGCCCCACTTCAGCGCCTTTGACGTGTCGATGCGCGCCTCGAACTGCGTGTGGAAGTTGCGCGCCGTCCAATTCGGGTAGGATGCGGATGGCGATGGTTCATGCCAGTGAAGCGGCTTGATGACCACCTCCCCGCCGGCCGTCGCCCCATCCGTCGCATCGGTGGGGGTGGCTAAAGCTGTTTCGTGAGCGTCCAAAATACGACAAGCGATGTACGCCAGCGGGCCGACGTGACCGTTTAACTGATGCTCAAGCCACAAGACGATATGGTCAGCGTTCGTGATGTCCAGATCGTAGCAGTGCCGGTCAGTCTCACGGACTGCTTCGGCCCATGCTTGCTCATTGAACCCCGCCCCGGTGTCGCTCGCGACCTTGGGGGCTGCGGCGGTGTACGCGATAATGTCGCCACTTTCCTTGTAGCCGTCCATATCGGGCGTGTGGTTCCAGTAGAACGGGCATCCGTTCTTCTCTTCCGTGAGAATTCCGCCGTCTCGGAGGACAACCGGTCCACCATCCCAATCGGCGGGAGCGGCGTCACCACCGCGCCACGACCTGAGACGCCCCGCCGGAACCGCGGCATCGCTCGCGGGCGGGGTGGGCTTTGGCGGCCACCAGCAACCGGCCCGGTCCATCTTGTCGCGGAGGCTGTTGTATGCCTGCTCGACGGCGTGCCAGCTTCGGTTGCTGATCGCTGCGCCGATGGCTTGCACCTCGTTCTTTCGCCATTCATGCGCCTGTTGCTCAAGGCTCGCCCGCGCATCGGGCAGCACAGCGGGAGTGGGGGAAGAGGTCATGCTGTGGGGTCCTCGTTTGCGGCGGTCGCATCGGGATCGCGCCAGAGATGGAAGCGTTTGCACAGCGGCTTCGGGCATTCGAACATCCCAAAGCGGATCCCCGCGGCGTAAACCCAGCCATTACCGCGGAATGGAACGCCATGGCGCGGGCAGCAGATTGGCTTGTGCCAGCCCTTCACGACCCGCAGGCGGCGACGATTGTGCGTACGAAGTCGGCTCATCGCGAACCCTCCTGCGTCGAAGGGTGGGCGGCGAGAGCTTCAATTTTCGCCGTCAGGTTGTCAGCCAAGTCTTGAAGACCTGCTCGATATCCGCGATCAAACTCGTCAGGGGTGGGGCTACTAAGCCGAACTGCAAGCGTGGTCGCAGTCAAAGCCGCTTCCCGCAGACCATCTTTAAACGTGCGTTCCTCCCCCGCCATCGGTGCGGGGCTATGGGTGGCGAGGGCGGGTAAGATGGCATCCGCTATGGCATAGGCAAGCTGCACGTCATTGGGCGCACCCTCAATCGCCTGCTCCCAAGGCATATCGCACCAGCCATCGACCTTATCGAGAAAGCCTGCCGGATCTCTGCTGTAGATAGCCCTTGCCACGACCTCCCGCAGACCTTCCGCAACCGGGCGGGGATCGGAGTGGGCGCGGGTGTTCCAGGCGGCGATGGCGTGTTCTTGCAAGTAACCTGTGACGCTAGCTGCGCACTTTTTACAGCCCACCCAGCAATATGAACCCTGACCGCCAATTTCTCCGACAACGGCTTCGCCTCCACAGAACGGACACGGCAGCAGCTCCACCACCTCGTTGCTTGCGGCGGTCATGCTGCAATCCAATGCCAATAGATGCCCACGGCAGCCGGAACGGCGACCAAGAAAATAACGGCCAGCCATGCCAGTTGACGACCGTTGCTTATTCCATTCGGTGCAGGCACACGGTCGCCGTGATGCTCCATGGGCAGCAGATCGCCCATCGTCTCTTTCTGCCACTGCGACAGGTTTGCGGGCTGATCGGCATCGTAGCCAGAGCGAGTGACGCCGAAGCTGGCGCGCTTCGTGGTTTTGAAAATACGGGGTTCCATCAGATTAGCTCCTGTCGGATTGCATCGAGCGCGAGTTGCGCAGCGCGGTACTCGACGTCGAATGTGGTCGAATGGTGGATGAAAGCAAACTCAGGCTCCAGCCCGAGCCGCGCCTGTGCATCATGGACAGAGCGCATGATGTCGGCGTTGGTGGGGATTTCTAGGGTCATGCTGCGTCTCCACATGCTGCTTCGGCGGCAGAGCGGAGGGAGACGACGCGGTAGGCAACGATATCTCGCCGAGCGTCGTCGGCGATGTGCCGCCAATCAAACTCTGTTGCTAAGCCGGTTAGCGTCTCGCCGCACCGCAAGTCGATTTCGACGGTGGTGCCGTTTTCAACGGGACATTCGCCACCGAACCATTCGATCCAGTCGCTATCCGCCACACTCAGCCCAGAGGGGGCTACAGGCCCACTCACAACCCTGCACCCCACACAGGCGCCGAACGAAACGCATCCGCCTCGCCACGCTGCACATCACCGGTGCCGCGCAGTGCGCTGCCGTACTTGGCAAACGCGCCGGTCGCGCGCAGCGCTGCCATGTTACGGGCGTGGTCGGCAATCAGCTCGTCAATCTCGCTGCGGGTCATGAGGTGGGGCATTTGGGTGTCTCCTTGTTGGGAGCTTTATAAACAGTCTTTTCGCGTAACCGCAACAGGAAAATGTGCGTTGACGCGAATTATTTTACGTGCAATCTAGCGCCATGACCCAAGCAGACACCATCGCAGAGCTTGAGGCCCGCGCCACCCGCGCAGGCGTACCGCTCTATAAGATCGCCAAGCGTGCAGGCATCTCCCCGTCCACGATATACAGATGGAAAACGGGCAGCAAGGCCAGCCACGAAAACGTCTTGACGGTAATTCGCGAGCTTGAGGCTCAGGAAACGCTAAACAAACAATAAAGCAGGAGAGAATGCCATGATTGTATTCATAATCGCAGTCGCCGCAATGATGGGTGGTCTTTACACTCTCTACATCAACACTGTTGAAGGCTGGGAAGACGATGACGGATTCCATGCAGGCCGCAAACCAGATCAGGATCTTTGATATGCTCCCCACTATCGACATCATCGATGAATACGTCATGGAAAACAGCGCGTTCGCGGCGCTCAAGGAAATGCGCGAGGACGGCTATTACATCAACGTCCACGTTCTGCATCACCGGATCAAGCACCTCAACGCTGCTGGTATTCGGCGCTCCATTCCGCACAACGAGCGACTGGCGAACATCGATTCTTACAACGTCGAGATCAGTCGATCGCAGTCGCAGGAAGGGTGTCGCAACCTTCTTGCCGCACAGATCCGTTACGGCCAGTATATGGGCGTCCCGATGGCGGCCTGGGATCGGAGGCATGGGGCGTGAAGCGCTACGAATTTAGCTTCGGGCCTTCTGCTGGTCCATCACGCGCGGCTGTTGGCGGCTTTCCTTATCCGGGGCGCACCGTCGAAGAGCTGGACATCCAGATCGAAGATCGCTGGGAAAACTGCCTGCTATCCGAGCGTGGACGCGGCAAGATGAATTGGGGAGGGTGGTGATGACGCAGTGGCAACCTATTGAGACGGCGCCGATCGATGGCGCATTCCTTGGTCTTTGTGCTCATGGAGGGCCTAAAGGTTACGGCGTAATCGTTGGGGTTAAATACGACATTACCTCCAAAGGGGGAGATTGGGTGCTTGACGAATGGTCGGGGAGATCATCTCGGTGTACCCACTGGATGCCCCTCCCCGAGGCACCGCAATGATCACCACCAAATACCCCGACGAAGCCGTATCGGCGTATCTCGCATCGCAGCGCGTCAGGAATGCGCGTGTGGTGCGAGAATGCCTGAAGGCTGCGGCCGGTGAGACAAAGGATCCGCGGTTGATGACGGCGTTGCTGGTTGTTGCTGGGGCGGAGGATTTGGTGTTGGACAAGATCATGCGTAGCCTAAAGTGAGGCGCGCATAGGCCACAACCTTTTAACCTCATCCTCCACCGTCACACGAAGCGGCGCCGGTATCTTTGCCAGCGCCGCTATTCTTTCGTACTTGTCGTCCATCAGCACGATCTCGCGTGCGCCTTCGAAGATGAAGAAGCGCGACCAACTCAGGACGGCTGGGGGGATCTTGTCTGCGGGTAGAATGCCGGTGAGGTACTGGTTGAGCCACCATGTTACAGGGCGGATTTCCATGTCTCGAATGCCTCCCAAGCCGCCACAGCGCCCAAAGCGACACAGGCGAACGCACCAGCATCCTGCGCCGCCTGAAGATACTCCAATTGCCCTTCCTGCCAATGCGACTGCGTGTGGTCTGCGCGCTTGATCTCGCACACGAAGCTAGGCGAGGCTGGGATAACCACATCGGATGCCCCCACCGCCATCCCCTCAGCTTTGTGCTTGACGACGGTCGAGAACTGCCCGCCCTGCTTCAGCCCCTCATTCCTAGGGTGCAAAACCAGCCGCCCCCAGGTGTCAGGGTGCTCGCGGCGGATACGGTTGATGATCGAGGTTTGCTCGATATGCTCCAGGAAGCATTTACCGCGAAACAACTGATCGCCGTAGACGGGTAACCACGGGGGAAATTTCATGCCGCCATCTCCTGCACGGTGTCTGCGGGTTCGTTGAACGCCAGCACGCGGAAAAACCCGTTCATTTCCTTGACGTAAGAAATTGTCTCGGGCTGACCGTGGCGGGTTGCCTCGTCAAATCGCTGCCAGTCCCTCTGCGCTTTCGCGAAAGTAGCCTCGGGCTGGTGGAAAGTTGCAAATCGCCGATACGGCGTCACCCAATCGGCGCGCACTACCGGGTTGCCCCGTTGGGAAACAGAATCCTTGCGGCTGACAGACAGCACAACATCAGTTTGCGGAGCATACGGATCCTTCTTCAGCGCTTCGAATTGCAGCACCAAACGATCGTTCGGGTTGATGATCTCGGCTTTGCAGGACCGGCAGAAGCGTGCGGCGATGTCGTTCTTTTCACCGCATGCCTCACATTCCTTTGAGGTCCAGTAATAGCCGCAGCGTTCGTACTCCGGGCCAATCTTGACCAGCCCGTTGCAGCGCCGGCCAAAGTGTCCCGACATTGGACCGTATTCGGTTTCCACTCGTGCACCCCACACGTCAAGGCAGTAGCCATGCTTGTCGAGTTTGTAGGCTTGACCTTCAGGCGTAGCGGTAAAGTTGTTGGCATAGCCACAGGACGGGCATTCCGCCTCGATGCCGTCACCCCCTTCTGCGGCTTTGCCTGCCTTGATAGTGGGCTTATAGATGTCGCCATCGGGGAAATGTCGCTCGACGTTGCCGGCATAGTCCAGCCACAGTGCATCGCGTTTACCGTCGAACAGCCGCCAAGCCCGCCCTAGGATCTGCGTCAGCAGCGTAGCGGATTCGGTGAAACGCAATACCGCAATGATCTCTGTCCACGGGGCATCGAAGCCTGTGGTGAGTTTGCCTACCGATACGACGTAGCGGACCTTCATCGCTCGGTATGCCGCTACAGCCCGCTTCTCCGCGGCAGAATCCATGTCGCCCGTCACCAGCACGGAGTTACTCGGCGGCAGGCTGGCCATGATCTCATGCGCGTGTGCCACCGTGGCGGCGAAGAGCATCACACCACCGCGCCGTGACTGAGCTTGGGCTACGACATCCGCCACAACATGCGCAGTCTGGCGCCCGTGGCCCACGAAGGCACGTTCGACCGTGGAGGCGTCCAGATGGCCGTTAGGCAGCAGGACAACCCCGGAGGTATCGTAAGCGTCGGTGTTGATCGCGCCGACGACCATGGGCGTGATGTAACCGGCATCCAGCATCTCGCGAGCGGACACCTGATACACTGCCTTGGTAAAATATGGGTCGCGGGTCAGATCGTCGCCGTTGACCTTGCCGTTCGGGTGTTGGCGGAAGATGTAGCCCTTGCCCAGCACGTAGGGGGTGCCCGTAAGCCCCAGCACCCGCAGATTAGGGTTACCGACCCGCATGGCTTCGATGATGGCGCGTATCGTCGGCGTCATGCCGTGGCACTCATCCACGACGACGGCGCAGTAACTGCCATCGTTAAAGCGACTGATGGCGTTCTTGACGGTGCCGGGGGTGGCGAAGACGATGTTATGGCGGGTACTCTTTGCGCCTGCGCTGGCGGAAAAGATGGACGACTTGTGTCCCGTCAGGTCCATCTTTTCCTTGTTCTGATGCACCAGCTTTGCGTTGGGTGCGAGGCAAAGGATGCGCTTGCCGCCGCTGATGGCATGTAGCCGGTCAGCGATGTGCGCGATCATATGGCTCTTGCCGGCCGCTGGGGCTGCGTCGATCAGGCACGGACTGGTGGTGGTGCGCATGTAGTCCAGGGCGGCGTTGCAGGCGGCGGCTTGGTATGGTCTTAGCATGTCGCCATCCTCGCAATATTGATTAACGCATCCCTAAATTCTAGCGGGGTCGCGTTTGCCTCTTTCTTGCTTAGCGTAGGCTTGTTGCGAACTTTGCCGCGCTGATCATGGAAGCCGACTTGGTGAGAACCGACAGGCCGATCCCAGCGTAGCGGTGGCGGCGTCAGGCCATAGGCATAAAGCCACGTCGCCTTGTTGGCGCGATGCCCATAGGCGGATTGCCAAACCTCGCACACCCATCCACCATCGCTGCATCGCTGCCAACCGATTGATCGCGGCGCATCCAGACCATACGCGGCCCAGGCTCGAGACTTGGCCGGATGCTCCAGCACGCCACCCCAGCGACGGACAGCAAATAACGCAGCGACGAAGCACCCCTGATCGTTGCCGGGTCTGTTGTGCTCACCGCCCCAGCGTGCATAGTTGACCGCGGCCATGGCGCCCCAAAGCTGGCAAGGGGGATGCGCTACGGCAGGGTAGGGGCCTTTATAGAGACGTGCGTCACGCTCTTGGGGCCAAGGATCGACATCGGGCAGACCAAAATAACAACCATCGGGTTGAACGTAGAGCGCCGCTATCACTTCAACCCCCAATAGCTCGACGGCCTCCCCGTCCACTTCGACAGATCCGCCCCCGGCGCCAGCTCCTTGATCGCCTTTCCATAAGACACGGAGCCAGCGCGGGTGGTCAGCGTCAGCTTGCGGCCGCCGAACACGGCGTTGCGATCGCCAGCGAGCGCCACCATCTCTGCCAGCAGGTCTTTCTTCCTCTCGGTCGCAAGATCGATCGCTTCGGATAGCTGCTCATACTCAGCCACCATGAGGGCGGCGGCGGGGGTGTCGATGGTGACGCGCAGAGGCTGAAGGTGTTCTTCGGGATCAGCGATAGCGTCTTGCAATTCAGCCCAAAACTGGTGCAGCCGTGGCATGTTTTCATCGCACCACGCCTGATCCAGTTTCACCTCATCCAGGCGGTGACCGTGCGATGTCCACTGCCACAGGTGGCCCCAATTGCGCCCCGTCGCCAGCATTTCGATTTGCATCTGCGCATAGTAATGCGGCTGCTCGTCCAGCGTTTTAAACACGGGGGCTTCCTGCTTTCGCTTGCCCCACGGCGTCTTGATTTCCAGAATGCCTTCGTCATCAATCAGGCCATCAGGGCTTGCCCCCGACCAATCGCCCAGCGGGAAGAAGCCGCATTCCTGTACAGTATTGCCGGTTTCCATTTCGTATTCCCACAGCGCACCTTCTTCATAGTGACGGCCATGAGCAAGAATGATGTTTTCCACAAAGTCTGCGTTTTCGCGCTCTGCGCCAACAGCATCACGCACCAGCATACGCAATGCCTGTTCCCGGGTCATGTTGGGGGACAGCCCTAGCACGGCGCCGGCGATGCTGCCGGTCACGCGGCCGCGCCGCTGCTGATGCCATTCGGGGGAGCGTTGGGGAGCGGTCATGCGTCTTGCTCCAGATGTGCAGCTAACGTCTTGATCGCTTCCAGAGCATCTGCATCGGCGGTCTTTACGATCTCGCAAGACTGCTGACACCAGCCAGCGCCGGGCCATGCTTTTGCAATCTGCCACACAGTGCTGAAAAACCTTGCCTGCTGATTGCCAAACAGATCGCAGAACAATGCCGCCAATTCTTCCGGCCTCAGATCGTCAATCTGAAACGTGCGTTTTACGTCAGCTTTATCGTACAGGGACATACTTCCTCCATCTCTCATCCTCGCGCCGCCCTTTGCTACGGGGCGGCGTCCGGTCAGGGGTGGTTAGAAGGGAACGTCATCATCGAGGCCATCATCCGCAAACGCCGCCGCCTTCGGCTTTGCCTTGCTCGCGATCTCAGTCACCGGCGCAGACTTCGGCTTCACCGCTTGCACCCAATTACCCCCAGGCGTCTTACCGCCCGCCCCATCGTCCTTGTCCCACACGCCAAGCGTCAGCACGGCTTGCGAGTTGGTCAACGCAAGCGCCAGTTCGTCGTCGGTGGGAGCGGTCGTCAGCTTTGCCAGCCGGCCCTTGCTGTTGGCGTCGATCGCCATCAGCATCTTCTTGTGCTTATCGCGCTTGGCGGGCATCTTCTCGGGCGGCGTGTTCGGGTCGGCATCCGAAACGAACAGCTTCTGGAACAGGATGCGGCCCGCATAAGCCTCCGGCTTCATAACCTGCCACTTGACGTTCACGAACTTCTCGTCGCGCTGATATACGGCTTTCCATGCCGCATCGGCCACCAATGCCAGCACGGACGTGCCTTTGGGCAGCGGCTCGAAGTCGCCGCCACCGGCGTTGTATTCCTTCTCGGTGCTGACGGCGCTGCCGCCCTCGCTTAGGTCCCAAAACGACATATTATGCTTCCTCTTCTTCGTTGACAGTGGCCGCGGCGGCAGGAACGGCGCGCTCCTTCATCCAGCGGTAAATCGGGTTCTCGCCAAACTCGAACGGCAGGTCCTCGGTGATTCCCATGCGGTTCTTGCTGACATTCGCGGGAGTGAGGTACGCCACCAATACGCGGTTGTTGGTGGTAATGGCTTTCTTCTGGCCTTCCTCGCCCTTGAGAATAGTTTCCTGCTTGATGAAGCCGACCAGATCGACGCTATCGACGTAATGCCGGATCGATTTCTTGTGCAGGCGCAGGCTGTGTGACGTATACCCCTCGCTGTCCGGCGGTTCCAGACGGATGATGTCGGAATGCGCAATGAAGATCGTGGACATGCCGCGGTCACGGCGCAGGAT